GTTAAGAAAGGTGATGACGCATTAGCACCTAAAAAGAAATCTAATAACAGAGGTTCTACTACTACCAACCAACGAGCAACTATGAGTAATAGTTTAGAAGGACAAGAACTATATGATAGAAGTTTAGGGCAAATGAACGAACTTATGGGAACTAATTATGGATATATGGGACGAGCAGGTTTAGCAGGATTAGATTATATGACTTTACAAGCATTAGCGGATCAAGCAAGACAGACCCAGATGAATAGACCTACTACATTTGACCAACCAGATAGATCCAGTTTTAATTCTAATATGTTAGGCAACAGAGGAAGTATGAGATGGATTGGTGGAAGTGGTGAGGGATTATATGCTGGTAAGCAAGGAAGAGGAATATATGCTGGTAAAGGATTTAGGGCATCTGGGGGACAGATAGGAGGAAAAGGAACACCTCAATTACCTCCTGCTTTACAATCTCAACCTTATAGTGCTAATTTCCAATTTGGAGCAACCCTACCTCCTCAATATCAACATATTCATAAACAAGGACAAAAATAATTTAGAATTAATTGTAAAATTAATTTTCTCTGTATATAATATATAAAATGAGTTTAACCGATGTTGCTTTAAAAGAACTCTGTAAAAGAATGGATATACCATTAGCGGAAGTGTGCTTTAAGGACGATTTACCTAAAAAATTAGAGTTTAATAAAGGGTATATCATCAATTTAGAAGATGAATATGATGAAGATGGAAAACGAAATGGTGGATCACACTGGGTATGCCTACAACTGAATAAGTATCCTAATGGTAAAACAGAAGGTATTTATTTTGACCCCTATGGTGTAGGAAAACCTACTGATGTTAAGAAAGCAGTTGAAAGAACCATAGGTAAGAATATACCAGAAACCACAAAGGACATTCAGTCATTAATGAATAATGCTTGTGGGTGGTATGTATGTGCCTTTTTACATTTCATAAATAGTAGTAAATACAGAAGCAAAGATTTATTTACAGATGTATCTACATTTCTGGATATGTTTGATGACCTTAATGAGAGTGTAGATTTTAAGAAGAATGAATATGTATTAAAGCATTTCTTCCGTAGTAGTGATCCAGAAAAGAGAGGAGCAGTAGATATAGATTTAGAACCAATTGTAGAAAAAGATGAGGGAGATAGATTAGACCTTACCAAAATACCAGTAGGTATGAAAATGGTAGAAAAGTAGCAAACTGGTTCATCATTTTCAATATTTTTATAAAAACATTTTTCATTTTTTATTAATCATAATCAATTAATAAAAAATTATTTAGAAAATCTTTGAAACTACCGCACACCTTTACTACTTTGCTACTTTATTCTTTCTTTACATAGGTCTTCAACATTTCTTTTGATGATCCCATATCCTCCATAGTATCTGCTATTGCCTTTTCTTTCTTAATAGTATCAGCAAACTTATCAGTAAGGTATGTATGCCTTAATTGATTTACACCTACCTTTTTACCATTAAAGATTTTATTTAATCTCTGGTTCAGTTTTACAGCACTTAACTTATTCATATTAGCATCAAAGAAAAGATTTTCAGTTGGATTAATCTTAATCCACTTTGCTATAATATTCTTTAACTGAACTGGAATATCTACTACCTGTTTGCCGTATGTTTTTGCGGTCTTATATGAATTAAAAATAAACTTATTCTTTTCCATATAATTATCCTTATTGGTGTCTATGTTTCTTATTTTAAAATCAACAAAATCCTTACTTCTACGAGGACTAATATAAGCACCTCCTAAAACACATAGAATAATATAATTTTGGATCTCCTGTAAATCGCTAATTGTCTTACTACTCTTTTTCATTATTGCTTCGGCATTCTTACGGAGTTCTGCTACGACTTTATTGACGGCATCTTTTTCAACCCAACTTTCTTCCTGTTTCTCGCTCTTTTCTTGCTTGTTAATGTCGGCATTATAATCCCTAACATCTTTCAACATTAAATCTCTGTATTGCTTATTGTCCGTAATAATTACCAAAGCACTTAATATGGTCTTTCTTCGGTTCGGTGGTATTCCTTCTAAATATTTCAGGACAGGAGCAGGGGTTTTAAATCTGTCTAAATTATAATCTTCTTCTTCAAAAACTTTTCTATATAGGTTCTTTAAGATTGATCCATAAGTAGTGAGAGATGATTTTGAAAGTGAGGGACGCTTTTTAGAAATGTATTCCTTAATGTTTTCCATTCTATATATAATATTAAGAGAGAAAATATATTTAGGAGTTTTAATTAAATTATTAAGATTAATTTTGAATAATTTTTTATATAGTTATATTATATAAATGGAGTTTAGGAGTTTTAAGAATGACCTTAAATATGGATTAGACAAAGAGTTAGAAGTTATAGATATGCTAAAACTTAACTGGGAAGATGAAGTTGATATTAAGAACACAAAGGACATATATGGTGATGACTATTACATATATGATTTTGAAGCAAATAGCGGAACGAGTTGGGAACTAAAAAGTAGGAGATGTAATAAGCACACATATCCAACAACAATAGTTCCAGTATCCAAAGTAAGAGATACAGATAAGAAACAGGTATTCGTATTTAATTTTAAAGATGCTTGTTGCTCTCTTGATTATGATAAGGAGTTATGGGATACTTTTGAGATTAAAGATGTAATGACTTATAGATGGGGTATTAAAGATAAACCAAAACCACACTATCATATACCAGTTGCTATTTTAATTGACTTGGTAAAGGTAATGAAGTTTCCTTCTGTTGAAACATTCATAACACATAAAGAACTTCCTTCCATTCCATTATACGAATGTTAAGGATTTATACTATATTATATGATAATTCATATTAATTATCATATTATACTATGAAATACTATATAAAGTATTAATAAAATTAATTTTATTAAGTATTTATACACTTTTATACAATAGTTTATCTTAATAATTATATTATATACATAATTATAAAGTATTTACTTAATTATTAGATTATGGTATAGGGTTCTTAACTTTATCAACTAATTTCATTCCATAATTATTTATCTTTTTTGGGATCTTAATTCCTGGTTTGAGTTCTAATGGTATTTTTTTAAATCCAGTATAATCTACTCGGTGATGTGTTCTACCATATCTCTCACTAACCTTTGCTACTTCTGGGTGCTGGTCTGCTAATGACTTTGCTTTTTTATATAAACCATCTTTTTCCTTATAGATTTTTTCATTACCTCCTTTATTTGTTAATGTAGTTTCTTTGTTCGCCATTACACAATTAAATAATATTGTTGGAAAACCTGCTTTTAATAATCGTAATGATAAATCTGTATCTTCATTATATTTACCTCTCCAACCCTCACCTATAACATCTGGTATATCGTTGCTTAATAATATAGAAGAATAAACCCTTGTATTTTTGGTTATTGGATCTAATGCTGGGTTCATACCAAACATAGTATAATTATGTCCGCTCATTTTTACACCAACATACCTATCAGTATAATCTTCAACCATTCTAAAAACACAACCTCCTACAACTACACTTCTTTCATTATTCAATAATCTTTTATAATCACCAATATTATCATCTAATATCCAGTGCCGTCCTTTCTTGCTCTTACTTCTGGCGTGATCCATTATGAATTGTCTTGCTGGAATACCTCCTTGGTCTTTACCTAAATATTTCTTTGGTAAAACTAATATTTTACTCTTATCAATATGCTCGGCATAATTATCGTATTCTTGCGGTTCAACAACAATCTTATATGGAACTTTACACCATTCTAAATATCTACTTGTTAATCGTCTTTCCCATCTTCCTTTGGATAATATATAGATAGGGTATTTCGGCATATGTCCCTCACTTTTCCACATCTTATTTTTATAGGGATTAAGTATCTTATTTGGTCTTTCTGGAAACCAACCAAAAGTTTTCTTTGAAAGGTTCTCACCTAATATATCACCAATAGCATTTAAAAATGGTTCTGCTTGATTTCCTTTCTGTATCTGTATGACTATATGTTTGGTATTTAATAGTGCTGGATTTTGTTTATATTCAGGCATATCATACCAATCACAACAATCAATAAAGAACTCTTCGTTTTTATATCTTGATGATCCAATTTTTAATTTACTTAAATCAACATTTATTTTAAATCTCTTCAATACTGGTTTAAACTTGGTAAGAAATTGTTTCATTTTTACCTCTGTTGGAGTATGTATAGTTATATTTCTATAATCCTTATTTCCTTCTATGAAGTTAATTTTAAGATAATAATTTACTATTTCCCCTACACCTTTGCCCTCTATTCTATTGACGGACGATGAGGGCATACTCGCCCCATTTAGTTTTTTCGTTCCTTTGATGCTCTGGTTAGTGCTTCTTTGTAAGAGCAACCATCTCTCTTTTGGACTGCTTTAACTTGGTCTATCCAAGCACTACGCTTTTTAACACCAACTCCACTCATCTTAACAAGTTCTTCACCTCCCTTTGCTCCACCATAAGAACCTGCTAATGATCCAGCAGGACCACCTGCTAATGAACCTGCTAATCCACCCAAAGCACCAGTAAGGACTGGGACACCTTCTCTAAATGCTTTACGACCTAACTTTTCAGCAATTCCTCCTTTACTAAATGCTTTATCTACTGGTTTAAATACTTCTCTGTTGATAGTGCGTCCTGCTTTCTTGAACCATCTTCCTGCTTTCTTGAAGATATTACCCCCATCAATTTCATCTAAAATAGGGTGTCTAATAGCACCACCTTCCATTCCAGAACCACACATAGCACAACCAGAACCAGCATACATACCATCTCCACCAGCATACATACCTTCACCAGCATATAATCCATCTCCACCAACACCACTTAAATAGATGCCTTCGCCATCAGTTTCCTTCTCTAACGCTTTCATCTGCTTCTTGGTAAGTTTCTTCACCATATTTATACTATTACCAGAGATTTTATTTTTCTTTGGAAGCAATACATTTAAATAAAATCTTGCCCTTTTAATAGTAGTTTTATTATACTTCTTTGGATCTTTCAATAACATTTTCGCAAAATCTTCTAAATCTTTTATTGAAGTTTTCTTATGTTTATTTCTAAATCTATTGAATTGTTCTGTAAATGATCCCCATTTAATATCATCAAAATCAATATCGTCTTCATTAACACCTGTTCCTTCCATCTCTTCATCATCACTATCAAAACCATTTCCGCCAATATCCATATTATCAAAGTTCTCATCTAAATCACTAAACTCGCCATCAGTAGCACCATCATCATTAAAGTAATTCATAATAGCATCAAAACGACCCATCATTACTGGTAGTGGTGCGTTTGGTATGCCTTCTAAATAATTCTGTAATGAGTTTCTTAAAGACATTTGACTTACTCCATCACTATTAGCATTAATGATAGTCATTAAATCACTAAAAGTTCCTCCTTGTCTTATAGCATTTTCAATAACGCTTATTTGTTGTGCGGATACTCTTGGTGATTGAGGGGGTGTTGAAAATCCATCATTAATCATACCTCCTTTCATATAAATAAATCTATCTTGTAATTCCCTCATTTTCTTACCCTTTAATGTAGCATTCATTTTCTTATTCTTAATAGCATTCATTTCATCTTCATATAGTTTATTAATATCTCCACCTTCCATAAATACATTTGCTCTTGCTCCTACATCAGTTAGAGTATTACTCAACTTTCTTAAATAAGGTAAATCTCTAAATAATTCCTTTGTATTTTGTTTAACAAACTTTCTATCAGTAGCATCACCAATATTATTACTATTTAATATACCCATTATGAAGTCCTGGCAGTTGTTGTCCTTTGCTGAATAACCGAAAAACTTTTTATCACCCATACTGGATTTGGTCTTATTTATAATTGTATTTAAATCTAAACCAGCAGGAAAATTAACAACTCTTTCTACTTCGGTTTTGGGTCTTTTCTTTGGGTTCAATTCCATATTAATTCTTTCATTTTTCTCTACTAACATTCGCTTACCATCTTCTAATGTAAATATAATAAATAAATGGAACAACTGGTCAAAGTCATTTTCTTTTTGTCTTTGACCGAACTTACCACCAGAAAATAATGATAAAGCACCAGTAAGAAGACCAGAAACAGGACTTCTACCTATTTCAATACCTTTAATAGTGGTTGATCCATATGAGTTTAATAGTTGCTTTAATCTTGGTGCTAATTGAGTAATATTACCAGTAAGAACTGCTTTTACTTTATGTTTCTGGTCTTTATATGTTTCCTTTAATCCTTTCTTTAATCCAAACTCTCTAATATTACCAACTACATCACTAATAATTCCTTCTCCTTCGGCATCTGCTTTTGCTTTTGCTTCTTTTCTCTCTTGTCTTTTGCGTTTATTAGATGCTAATGTTTGCTCTCTTTTCTTTTGTTTCTTTTCCTCTTCGCTCTCGTATTTTGTAGGTCTTCCTCTTTTCTTTGGTGCTGGTGCTGGTGGTTCTTTTCTTGCTTTATTTACTGCTACATTTTTAGGTAAGATTTCAGGTCTTCCTCTTTCTTTTGGTTTGGTATGCTGTAATTGTGGAACATCTTTCGGTGCTTTATTTTTATACTTTTCTACCAATTTATAATGGTTCTTAATGGTTGCTCTGTCCTTTTTACTAAATAGTTCCAAAGGGATTGGATCACTCATATCCTCAACCAGAACCGCATTTTTTACTGGTTTTCTGGTTAATTTAAGTGCTTTCTTTTTTCCTCTTGTGCTTAAACTTCTTTCTTGACTGGTAGGATTTACCAGTTTATATTTTCCTTTTTTACCCATAGGCATAACGAAATACTCTGGTAGTATTAATTCACTATCACCAAAAATTGGTGCTACAACTTCATCTCCGCTCGTTTTCAACTTCGGCATAATATATTATATATTTACATAATATTTTATTTTCCAAAATTAGATTGTTATTTTAAAATAATTCCATAGAAAATCAGCAGTTATATATTTTAAGATCCAAATAGTAGTTTCTATCATAATCATTACCATAATATATGAATAGATAAATTATTAGGTGAGTATTTATTCTTTTTCCATTCTCCCCTTATTTTAGTTGCTCTATTTAAATAATTCTCTCTGCGTTTATTATCTTTATGTTTTGTAAAATCTTCCATAGGTGGTTTAAATCCTCCAAAATGAACCCATTTACCCTCTGGTGTTTTTACCATATACTTTTTATCTTTTCTACCTGATATTTGTATATCTACATCTTTACCCAGATAATTCCTCGCTTTTTGAAATACTTTCTCTGGATCACTATATTTTTTTATTAATTCTTTCTTTTCCTTACTTACGAAAGGTTGTAAGTTTTTCTTACCTTTTACCTTCTGCTTTTCTCTTATTTTCTTTCGTTTTTCATCATAATCTAACTCTGCTTTTGTAATTGGTGTTTTCTCATTTACTCTAATTGTAGGTCTATATGTAGGGTATTTATCATCATCTTTATCATTAATATCTTCCCATTTTTCATCAAACCATCTATCCAGTCCTTCCTCATTTTTCTTACCTTTATACTTACCACCATATTCTTTGTATGTTTTTACAATAAACCCAGATTTATAAGCACTTGGTTTATCATATACTAAATCAGCATATTTTCTTACCTGTTCGTATAGTTCTTTATCCAAAGGTTCGCTCATTATATATTATCAGGAGATAAAATTAAATCTTCTTCTTCCTGTTTATCCTCTGTAATCATTACCATTTTTTCATCAATATCATTTATTATTTCATTCATATCATCAGCACTATAAGATGGTCTTGGTTTATGATAAGCGGTTGGTAATTTTAGTTCCATTCCATCATCACTACCTTTTGGTGTTAAATCAACATATTCATTAGGTATTGTGGTTAATGTATCTACTGATAATTTCCGTTTCAATAAATTAGATGCTTCTGTTAGTTTTATATAATGACTATATTTTTTATTTAAATAATCCTTCCCATCTTCTCCTCTATTCTCTCTTCGTAATGATAATGTTTTAAACAGGTCAATTGATAAAGTGTAAAAATCTTTACTTTGTTTTAATTCTAATTCCATATTAGATTGTATCCCTAAATATAGTTCATAAGCACTAATAATTCCCATAAACATACCAATTAAGCAAGTGATCCCAGATA